ACTGAAAGGAGAGTCTATGCGAAAACGAAATAGTTTATTGACTCAAGATGAACAAATAAAGTAAAAATACAAATCGTCATGCGTTGGAAAAATCTGTGTTCACATTGGCCCGGAATGAGTGTTCAACTTCGCCGGAATATGCAAAGAATTCTTATAGCATTCTCTTCTTCTTTTAAATCATCACTTTTACTCAAACTGGCCTCCTAAAGTGTTCTAGTGAATCTCCCAAAATAATGTTACCGACATAGATGGTCGTCCGATAAATCCTAAAAATTTACGGTTTACTGGATAACTCATAGCTGATCTAACACCAGCTCTGTGGAATCACAGTATATGGTCGTTATCACCCTACTGCTGACAATGAAGGTTATTTCTTTAACTTGGCTGATGGGAATAATTCTATTGAGATTATTTCATATAATAAATTGATCAACGATGCGGAGCGTGCAAACCGCATCCTATTTGATATATTAGGCTTACACAAAAGTTAGCAACTTAAAAAACTCGATCCCCATTATCTTTACCACGATGAAAGGATCAGGTTTTTGTCTCGACTCGAAAAAATGCATAGTACTCAGATAGCGTGGAGAACGCAGAATGAGCAAGTGCATGCACATCAACAACACCGGCAATTTGCAGTTTTGACTTTATTTTCTCGGATCGCGCTTGCAGGATATAGAATCGTTCTATGTAAACTGGTTCTATCTCTTGGTTTGTTGGTTTGGATGTTTCTGGTTCTATAGCATACATTGTCATTCTTTCTGGTGGAGCGTCAAGTAATTGATCATCTAAGTTCCAGGTTCCTTCAGTGACAAATAGCTGTCCTGGTTCAATGGAAACAGGAAGATGAAGGTTTGTAGGAATTTGATAGTATCGACGTTCGTGAACGGAGATAAAGATTTGATGTTCATGTTGATCTTCATTGCGTAGGTATTTGATCAGATCAGTGATTGGTGTCCAACCAGTGAAGATAGATGCTTGCCATTTGGCTTGCTTAATTCGGCTAAAGTCCTTCCGCATTGCGGAGGTTAGTTTTTGAGTGAGATCAATAAAGCGCGAGAATGCTCTTCGAACGTTTTTTGGTGAACCACGGGCTGCGTCTAAGTCGGTAAGGGCATCTTGAAGATCGGCAAAGATCAGTGCTGTTTCAGTCGAGTGGAGCATATATATTACATATATTCTATGTTTTTGGAATTAACTTCAACAAGGTAATGATGTTAGTTATATTCCCTGATTTTATATCGTCCTTAAAAGTAACAATATATATTTCCACTTATTATGGCATGTCAATCTGGCAATATGGCTGTTATATATGAGAAAACTAAAATTTATTATCCACCAACTCCGTGGATAAAGCTGTGTGTAACTGCATTATGTCTAGTAAGGTCGGTATTTTTTCCGAATGCTCCAAAAAAACAAGCTAAAGTTTTTGCAATCTCAACCGATACATAATCTGCAATAATTGTATTTTCATGCCCTCGAACCCGGTGAGTTTTACATTGCTCACCGGGTTATTTTTTGCTTATCCTTAAAACAACCCCATTTGCCTTGTTTCGCTTACCTGTTCTACCGCCAGAATCTTGCGTACTTGCCGTTCGGTAAGACCATATTTGAGCGCAAGCTTTCGTTGGCTTAAGGAGGGGTATTCTTCTCTGATTTTTCTGTTACGCAGAGCCACGCTGATGGCTTGTGCTTTGGGAATGTCGAAGTGATCCAGTCCACCAAACTGCTCTACCAGCTTGAGCGCGGCCGCTTCGCCTACGATGGTGACCAGTATGTGATCCGCTGATAGGCGCTTGGGGACATACAGGCGCACGCCGCCGTAGTGGCTCACCAGCTTAAGGGTGGCGGGTAGACCGATGAGTTCCGCAATTTCCTGCAGGATGCCGGGCAGCAGGCTTTCATCCACTTCATGCATGTTGCTTCTGGGCCTTATACATCAACGCCGCGACGATTTTGTGTAGTTGTTGCGGGGTACACCAGTCAACACGTTCGATCTTGAACATTTGCTGGCTGATGCCGTTTGCGTAGGCCCAAGGCAGTTGCATCTCGGTCAGCAGCGCGGCTATCTTGCCGATGAGTGCGTCTTTATTGATGGCATTGCTGGGTGATTTGCCGCGCTGGGCTTTGGCGGGCAGCTTTTTCTTCCAGCCTTTATCCCTTAAATATTGCAGTATGCGCAGCCTGCCGGTTGTTGTCAGGTCGCGGCTGGAGCGCACGTTTGCAATATTCCACAGCATGTCGCGGTAGGTGTCGTCATCCATGCCGAGTTGCGTCTTGGCGATGTGAATCTGCGCGAGTTCGCGCTTGCGTTGTTCGTCTGGGGTAATGTTTGGTTTCATAGCGTTAAATTCCAGATAAAAAGCTTGCTGGATGGCGCTAGGTTTAACGCCATCGGACAAGGTTTTTACGCTTCCGTCACCGCCTGTTCGAACGGGGTGATGACGAAATCCTCAACGCCGGTGACGACAGTCAACCCGGCGACACCGCGCACTTCGTCCGGCTCGTTGAGGATGGCTTCTTTATTGACTTCTTCCTTGGTGCGCACGAAGCGGCCAAGCCCCAAGCGTTTGAGCATTTCGATGACGGTGTCGGATCCCCTCACCGACACGCTGGGCGGGCGTTGCCGCCATTGCACTTCGCCGGTGATGAGGTTGGCGGTTTTCACTTTGCCGCCATCGGTTAGTTCCAGCCGGTGCGCTTCGCAATAGCCCTGCACGCCGTCCTGTAAGGTAGTGAGCTGTTCTTTGAGGGCGTCCATACGTGGCTGGAAGTTTTGCGTGATGGCGGCAATAGCGTCGTTCATCTCGGTAGCAGCGCGCATTAATTGGCGTTGCAGGTCGCCGATCTTGCGGATATCGGCTGCGGCTTCGTCGCGGGTTTGAGGCACGTAGATCTGTGCTTTGGTTTTGAGCCGGGTGGCGGTTTTTGCCATTTTGGGTTGCCTCCTTGGGTTGTAGTTAAGGTTGTGTTTTATTCAATATCTGCTGCAACTGATTGCGCACGGCTTCCGGCATGGCTTTAGCTGCGCTCTCTGCCTGCTCCTGTTGCGTCCGCCCGCTGCGGGCGCGCATTTCCTGGGCGGCTTCCCTCTTGGCGGCGGCTTTGTCGGCAGCCCCGGCGATGATGGTGATGAGATAGCCGTGGCTTTTGAGCGGCAGGACAAGGGTGTCGCGCTTGCTCAACATCTCTTCCAGTGCTGATCGCCAGGCGTCTTGCGGTGCCGGGAAGACTCGCCCTTTGTGCTCGATCTTGCCGTCCTGGATCATGGGCAGCAGTTCATCCAGCAGCTTGACCAGGCGGGTCATGGATAGCACGCGCTTGGCTGGCTTGAACAACTGTACATAGGCCAGCAGCAGGTCTCCCAACGGGGTGAGGCTGAACGCACGCTTGACCGCATTGCGTGCGGCTACGTCATTGATGCCTGCCTCGATCGGAAAATCGGCCTGGCAGCAAGGGCAGATCATGCGCATGTTGCCTCGCTGGTGGGCTCTGCCTTGATTGCTGAGGGTTGCGGCCCGACTGACAACCAAAAGAGCATCAGGGCGCAGACCAGCACGGCGAGCGCAAAGCGCGCAGCTTTAACAATCGGGTCGGTTTTGTCGGGCGGTAGGAAACCGGTGAAGGATTTGCGATTGTTCATTGGAATTCCCTCCACTGTTTGCTGGCGGTTGTCCATTCGATCTGCACGCCCTCGATGTTGGCTGCCATGGTTTTTTCCTCGATGCCATTGATGCGGGTGATCTTGATCATGGCCCCGCCCAGCAGATTGCAACGCGGCGAGGCATTGAGCGTGATGCGTGCGTTACGGCTGCCGATATTGATGTCCAGCACGCGGTGACCCGCCCTTGCCAGGGTTATGGCGACCTTCTTTGCTTTGGTGAGCGAATCCATGAGGGTCTGGTTATCTTTGCCGATGGAGGGGGTGGGGGTTCGCACGGGGGTAGTCTGCGGGTTGTCCAGTTCCTGCATATCTTTCCGGTAGGCTTCGTGCAGCGCCTGTTCTCCTTGGGTATGAGAACTTTTGTCTTGATTCAGCAATGAGCGGGCAGTATGTAAGATGCTTTGAAATCGGTTCATGGCTGGCTCCTTATAGGTGTCTGTTGGCTTGATTGTTTTTGCAATTCTGGCAAGCGCGCCAATGCTTCATCGCGCGCGGGCTGCTGATAGGCGGCTGGCTGCTGTGATAGCTTTTGCATTGCGCCTGGCTGATGTCTGCGCCCAGATGCGGGCAGGCGATGCGGCCATACACTTCCATCACGCGGTTGGCGATATGCCGGGTGTCCG